CTCGACGGTCGTCCAAAACGGCGGTAAGCCGACTGGCGTGCTCACCATCGACGAAACACTGACACCGACGCAGCGCGCGCAGGTCAGGGAAGCGTTCAAGGGTTTGCGCGAGGGGCCGAACGACAGTCTGATGGTGCTGGAAGCCGACATGAAGTATCAGCGGGTGTCAATGTCGCCGCAAGATGTCGAGCTGCTGTCCGCGAGGAGGTTCCAGGTCGAGGACATAGCACGGTTTTTTGGCGTTCCATCCGTGCTGCTCAACGACACATCGAGCACCACGGTCTGGGGGTCAGGGATTGAGCAGATCATCGAAGGGTGGTACAAGCTGGGTCTGCGCGTGGACTTGGAGCGCATCGAGGCGAGCATCCGGGCGAACCTGATGCAACACGGCGAGCGCAGCGTATACGATGTGGAGTTCGATCTGGATTCACTGTTGCGTCCGGATTTTGAGACGCGAGTAAAAACCGGGTCAACCGCCGTGCAAGCCGGTCTGATGACGCGCCGAGAGTGGCGGGATCGTGAGTGGCTGCCGCGCAAGGATGGCGAGGACGAGCTTACCGTGCAGTCGGCGCTGGTCCCGCTAGAGAAATTAAACAAGGTGGACACAAATGGAAATCAAGCTCCTCCCGATCGCTGACGTCGCCATCAAGGCGTCGCGCAAGTCGTGGGCGTTCTCCGGGTATGCATCACGGTTCGGTTTGATCGATGCTTACGGTGACACCATCGAGGCAGGCGCTTACGCGGAAACGCTGAAGACCCGCGAGCGCCCCGTGCGGATGCGCTGGAATCATTACGGCCCGGTCATCGGTGTGTGGAGCAGGATTGAGGAGGACGAATCTGGGCTGTACGTTGAGGGGGAGCTGACGGAGGGACATTCCGTCGCTACTGATGTCAGGGCATCCATGCTGCAAGGTGCTGTGGATGGCCTGTCAATAGGGTTTCGTCCGCTCGATTTCGAGGAGACGGATGGCGGGAGGCTGCTGAAGAAAATCGAACTTGTAGAGGTCAGCGTGGTCGAAGAGCCCGCCGACCTCGGGGCCAGGGTGTTGGCGGCGAAGATGGACAGGAGCGCCATCGACGACGTCAAATCCCTGAAGGATGCTGAAGACTTGTTGCGTGAGGTAGCAGGCTTCTCGGTCAATACGGCGACCTCTCTGGTGTCGCGTATCAAGGCCATCGCTCACGGAGAGCGTGAGCGTAAATCAGACGCTGCGGAGATCGCGGCGTTGTTCCAGCGATTCAAGCACGACTAAGAACACAAGCACGACTAAGAACACAGGCGCAGCGCGTGCTGCGCCAACACAGAGGGCACATCATGGATATTAGCGTTAAGGAGGCCGTCGAGAACGGCCTTCAGGCGGTCGAAGAGAAGCTGGGCAAGACTCTGGCTGAGCACACCGCAGAGGTCGAGAAGTACGGCAAGGCGTCCACGGAACTGAGCGGCAAGCTGGATGACCTGTCCGCCGCGTTCGCCGAGATGAAGCAGGCGCAGGATGTCGTGGACGAAAGTATGCGCGAGATGGCGCAGAAGGCAGCGGGCGGTTACGCTGCTGCTGGCCCGGAAACTAAGTCGGTGGGTGATCAGTTCATCAGCTCCGATGAGTTCCGAGCGTTGCGCGAGAATTTGCGGCCAGAGTCGCGCGCCAGAGTAGAGATCAAGAACACCATCTCGCAACTCACCGGGTCGCCCGCTGAAGTCGGCACGATCCTCGTGCAGGCCGAGCGTCAGGCGGGCGTGGTGCCCGGTGCTGTCCGCGCTCTGAATGTGCTTGACATCATCCCGCAGGGCGTCACTAGTAGGTCTACTGTTGAGTTCGTGCAGGAAGCGTCGTGGACGAACGCGGCAGCGGAGGCGCAGGAGGCGGCGGCTAAGGCCGAATCGACGCTGACTTTCAGCACTGATTCAGAGATTGTGCGCACTATCGCGCATTTCCTCAAGATGTCGAACCAGTCTCTGGAGGACGCGCCGTACATCGCAAGCTATGTGAACGGTCGGCTCATCCACGGGTTGCGTCACCGGCTCCAGCAGCAGATCCTGGCTGGAAATGGCACTGCGCCGAACCTCAGTGGCATGTCTGACTCGGGTAATTACACGGCCTATACCGCCGTCACTGGCGACACCGCGCTGGACTCGTTGAACAAGGCGAAGTACGCATGTATCGGGTCCGATTTCGCGGCCAACTACATCGTGCTCAACCCGGAGGACTTTGGCGCTATCGAGCGGCTGGGCATCACCGGTGGACAGTACCTCGGTGGAGATGGCGGTTCGCTGTCGTACATCCAGACCGGCTTCGGCGTTGCGCCCGTCATCTGGGGCCTGCCGGTGGTGCTGAGTAACGACGTGTCGTCCGGGTACTTCTATCTGTTCGACAACTCGGCTGTCCAGTTGGTGACTCGTCAGGGCGTGACCGTTGATATGGGTTTTGTCAACGCGGACTTTACCAATAACCTGGTGACTATCCGTGCGGAGTTGCGTGCGGCGTTCATGACTTACCAGCCGCTCGCGGTTCGTTACGGGGCGCTTACGGTCTGAGTACATGAGGGGCGGTCTAGTGGCCGCCCCTCCACTTTAGGAGGCGAGATGAAGTACAAAGCAACCATGCCGTTCCAGAGTTGCAAGCTCGGGTATGTCGAAGTTGGGCAGGTGGTGGATGACGACGGGTCTAACCATTTCCGGCAGCTCATCAGTACGCACAAGTTGCAGCCGTACGAAACTAAGGTAGTACACGACGCCCCTTTGGCCGGTGGGCAGGTCAGCGATGTTTCATCGTTGCCGGAGGCCCCAGCGCGACGGACCAAGACCTCGAGGCGATCAAGGGACAGGGCCGCGTCATCGCGGTCAACAACGCGCACCGATTAGTCCCGTTCGCGGATGTCCTGTACGCAGCTGATTGGTCGTGGTGGGATGAGCACAAACCTGAATTCGCTGGTGAGCGATGGACCTGCGCCGAAGAAGCAGCGCAGAAGCATGGAATCAATCACATCCCATACCGTAAGGGCAGCGGTCTAGGCTGCGGGTACGTCCATACCGGATACGGGAATAGCGGTTATCAGGCGCTCAACCTCGCGTGGCAGTGGGGGTGTCGGGACATCGTGCTCATCGGCTACGATATGAGGATGCGAGACGGGCGCGCGCACTGGCACCCAGACCACCGAGGCAACAATCCGAGTGCGTCATTGCTTAATAACTGGCTCCGGGCGTACGAGGAGATAGCAACTAAGGTCGCCGGGTGCGTCCGCGTGGTTGGTGATTCCGCGTTGCCTTACCCGCGCGTGCAGTATGGGGATATGATTCGCCCGTGCGATGGCGTCGTGCTGGTGTACCGCACGGGCGGATGGTGCCAGCCGCAGCATGTGGCTCGGCTACGCCACGCGGTGGAGCGGCAGGGTTACGATTGCACTGTCCTGACCGATGATACCAGCGTCGCCAGGGCGCAGCAGCTCACGGAGGGCCACCCTGGCTGGTGGGCGAAGATGGAGGTGATGCGCCTACCGGGCACGCACCTCTACATGGACCTGGATACCATGATTTATGGAGACCTCGCGCCGTTGATGGCGCTGGATTCACCGATGATGCTGGGGGATTTCTACCGCCCGCTGCTCGAGTCCGGGCTGATGGCGTTGACGCAGCACGCCAAAACCCTGGTGTGGCAACGGTGGGTGACTGACCCTGCCCGATGGATGCGCGAGTTTCGGGGTGATGGTCGCTTCATCGCGGACACGATCGGACACCTGTGCGGCGATATCCGCGTAGAAGTGTCCGGCATCCACTCGTACAGGATCCATGGGCTGCGCGCCGACACTCGGGTGCTGTGCTTCCACGGTCGGCCCCGCCCGCACGATACGCCGCTATGGTCTGAGCGGGTCTGAGCGGCCCCACATGCCACGATTTCGCTATCTGGCGGTCTGCGTGGATTTTCGGGCTGCGCCGGAATCGTCGCGCCTGCGCCCGCACAGGCGGTCGCGCTGCTGGGCGATGCCCCGTCAGGCGCTCTGAGAGCGCCGCAGGGTGTTCCTGCGGCGTGGTGCTTCTTGGGGTGGCTGGCCCTCACATCGCGCCACTACCATCGCGTGACACGGCGACAGCCCCACCAGCGCGCCGCCCTGTATCGCGCTGTACGGGGCGCTGGTCCGGCCCGCTGGGGTAGTACGGGGCGGGGGGCGTTCGCGGCGCACAGGGCCGCTGGTGAGGTCGATTTCTTGCTGCGGTGCGGCAACACTGAGCGGAGAGAGTGCAAATGGGCTATCGGATCGTGACAGGTCCTGCGGCGGAGCCGGTGACACGCGCCGAGGCGAAGCTGTGGCTGCGCGTCGAGGACTACGGATCGCCCGCCGCGCACCCTGATGATGCGCTGATCGATGCGCTGATCGAGGCAGCCCGGCAATACGTGGAGCGCTACATCAACGCGGCGATAGTCGATCAGACGGTAGAGGTGGCATATGACAGCTTTGCGCCGGAGATGTTGCTGCCGTTCGGGGGCGCGACTTCAATCACGTCCGTGAAATATCAGGATGCCGACGATGTGGAGCAGACTGCTTCCTCCGCGCTATACATCTTCGATTCGCATTCCAGCCCCAAGCGGGTGGTGCTGGCCTACGGGCAGAGCTGGCCGGACGCGCTGGCCGAGAGGAACGCCGTCAAAGTGACCTATCAGGCTGGCGACAACAGTTCGCCGCAGGACGTCGATGAGCGGATCAAGACCGCGATAAAGCTGCTGGTGGCTGACTACTACGAGAACAGAGAAGCCAAGATCGTCGGTGTGTCGGTCGCCGTGAATCAAGCGGTTGGCGCACTGCTGTATCCGCTACGGGAGCTGGGCCTGTGAAAGCAGGCCGCTTGCGTCATCGACTGGAATTGCAGCGCAACACGCCGACGAGGAATACATCTGGAGAGATGTCGGATGCGTGGGCGACCGTCGGCACCTACTGGGGGTCAATAAGTGCTGTCAAGGGGGATGAGCGCTTCTCTTCTGCCCAGCGGGTAGCCGATGCTGACATCACGATCATGATGCGCCACGTTGGCACTATCACGACGGCGGATCGCCTGGTGCATCGAGCGAAGACCTACGACATCCGCGAAGTGATCGACAGGGACGAGCGGAATGCCGAGTACACCCTGCGATGCAGCGAGGGCGCGTCAGATGGCTAGCACCGTCCGGGTCGATGGGCTCAAGGAGCTGCGAGCTGCGCTGGTCGATCTGGGAGACAGGACGGGTAAGCGTGTGCTCAACAGGGCTGTGAACTCGGGGGCACGGGTGATCCGCGACCAAGCGCGGCAGAATGTGCCCGTTGACACGGGGCAGCTCAAGGCCAGTATCGTGACGGCTAAGCGCCGCGCCCGGAAGGGAACGGCGGTGTACGTGGTGGCGCTGTCATCCAAGCGAAAGAAGTACGCCGACAACAAGAAGAACAGGCGCTTAGGGAGGGCGGGGGAAGCGTATAAGGCCGAGGGGGCGGGGTACTACGGACGGTTCCTCGAGTTCGGAACGTCGAAGATGAGACCACGAAAGTTTATGACTCCTGCGTTCGAGTCGCGTAAGCGTGACGCCTTAGACGCGATCAAGGCAGCACTCGGCGATGGGGTAGAGCAGGAAGTTAAGCGTGTCCGTAGAAATTGACCTCATAGCCGCGCTGGATGCGGCATCAGCAGTGACCG